AGGAAAACGCAAAACTCCCTTTCCACAACCATCCACGTTTCAAAAAAGTCATCAAAGAACGGAAAGAAGCTAAAGAGCAACTTGAGTTGGCTAGAAAAGATCAAGCAGAGTATAGGAAAATTACTAACTTCCTTGAAGCAAGCAATCTTAGTGCTGATGAAGCTGCTGAAGGTTTCAAAATAATGGCAATGATGAAATCTAGTCCAACAGATGCTTTAAAGGCTTTAGAGCCTTACATGACTAATCTGCAAAAGTTTACTGGAGAAACATTGTCTGACGATATTCGTGAAAAGGTTGACCAAGGATACATGGATGAAGATATTGGTAAAGAGCTTTCTATTGCAAGAGCTGAAAATGAGCGATTGAAAAAAGCAAATCAAGCTCAATTACAGCAACAAGAAATAGGCAAGCAAAAAGAAAATATCAATAGATTGGCAATGGCAGTTAGCGATTGGGAAAACAAAATTGCTCAGACAGATCCAGATTATTCACGCATCGAAAAAGAAGTTAATGATCGCGTTAAGGTCAAAGTGTTGGAAGTTGGCAGACCACAAACCGAGGAACAAGCTCTTAAAATAGCACAAGAAGCTTATGACGAGGTAAAGGGTAGGCACATTACAACAAAAAGTCCAATTAAAGCGACTCAAGGTGGAAAACTTGGTGGAACTCCAATGCCAGAGCCAAAAAGTCTAATGGATGTAGTCGAGATGGCTTTGAATAGTAGTTCCTCCTAATTTATGGAGTAAAAAATGGCATTTTCATCAGCCGAATTAGCGAACATCGCTAACGCTGCTCTTGATTATTACATAGATCAAGGCAACGTATATGCTAATACTCTAGCCGATAAGCCTTTGCTTAACCTTATGGATGGTAAAGCTAAAACTTTTCCTGGTGGAAAATCTGACTTATCTGTTGCAGTAAAAGGTGTATACACAACACAAGTTGCTGGTTATACGCATAACGATACAGTTGCTTATGCAAACCCAGCAAATATCCAAAGGGCAAACTATGCCTGGAAGGAACATCACTCTGGTATATCAGTTACACTAACCGAACTTAAAAAGGATGGTATAAGTGTTACTGACTCTACTACATCAAACAGCGTCACAAATCATAGTGGTCGTGATAAAACTGTTTTGGTAAATCTTTTCCAAGACAAGCTGGATGATATGCTAGAGGGCTACAGCAGAGGTATGAACGATCTTCTATATGGGGATGGTACTGCTGATGCTAACGCACTTGCTGGAATACGATCTATTATCGTTGATGATCCATCTGCAACTGGTACAACTGTTGGTGGTCTATCTACAGTTACAAATACTTGGTGGAGAAACAGAGCAAATGTTGCAATAACAACAACTGCAACTGGGCAAGAGCTTATCGAAACACTGCACTCAGAAATGCGTCAGTTAAAGCGATTTGGTGGTAAGCCAGATATTGCTGTATGTGGATCTTTGTTCCTGGACAGATTAGCAGACGAGCTAAGAAGAAACGGAAACTACAGTAACACAGGTTTCTCTGGAAATCAGAACATTGCTGTGGGTGAGATAAACTACAATGGATTGAAGTTTGTCTATGATCCAGCTCTCGATGATTTAACAATATCTGGTAAAAACCCAGATAAGCGTTGTTACATTATTGATTCATCAAAATTGTGTATGTATTACATGGACGGAGAGAAGATGAAAAGACACTCTCCAGCCAGACCAGCAACACAGTATGTGATGTATAGAGCGATCACAACAACTGCGTCTTTGGCTGCGTTTCAGCTAAATTGTCATGGTGTATATGAGATTTCATAACATCATAATCCTTAACGGAGGGAAGGCTTTTTTCATATTTCTTCGGTCTTTCCTCCCTAACTATGGGGGTTTTCTCGGCTAGTTAGGCTTCGGCAGACCTAGAGAAGATAAATCCCCACCATTTTAAGAGGAGAAGCCTATGCCAGGTAAAAAGAAAAAAAAGAACAGAGGGGGATATTAATCCCTTTCTATTTCCAAGGAGGTAATAATGGAAATATGTAACTGTCTGGTAGCTATTGCTGGAGATCCAAGAGCTACTGTTGTAAAGAATGGCGTTACTGTTGCTGAGATTGTTGTTTTACAGCATATACATGGCGATAGTGCCGTTACCAATATAAAAGTCTTAGATACAATCGAGAAGTCAAACGATGAAGAGCGATACCATCTAGGAAAACTTTATAAAGATGAAAAAATTGTAGAAATATTTGGTCAGTATGGAGAACTACCCAAAACATTACAAGACGCAAGGATTGCTGATACCTTACTTGATGCTGTATGGGTTAATGATACTAAAAAAGAAGCACCTAAAAAAACTACAAAAAAAACAAAAACAAGAGCTAGAAATTCAAAAGGACACTACGTTCCAGATGATCCCTCTACGCCAAAAAATGAAGCATTTGTAGAGGGTTAAAATGGCTAGAGGAACTTCACTCGCAATCTTAATTAATGACTTACGAGCTGAAGTTGGTCATTCATTGTTGCCAAGTTTAGGCAAGGCAACGAGAGATGTTTTGATTAACCAAATACAGAGAGTGCAAAGAAGATTATGGGATGACTATAATTGGAACTTTTTAAAGGTTAGAAGAGATATAGCTATAAATGCTGGACAGCGTTATTATGATTTGCCAAACGATATAGTGTTTGAGCGAATAACTAGGGTTGAAACAAAGCATGGCGATAACTGGACAAAATTACAATACGGAATAGGAGCTGATGAATACAATCAGTATGATAGTGACGCTGACGAAAGATCTTCTCCTATCCGTAAATATGATAATTTTGAAAATAATCAGATAGAAGTATTTCCAGTTCCAGCAAATAATAGTCAAGCGAATGGCACTGATTCTGTTAGGATACACGGAATAAGAAACCTATCTCCTCTTGTAGCTGAGTCTGATCTAGCAGATCTTGACGATCAGTTAATTGTTCTTTTTGCTGCTTCAGAAATATTAGCAAGACAAAGACAAGCTGATGCACAACAAAAATTTGCACAAGCCACAGCACATTACGCAAGATTGAAAGCAAGAAACGCAAAAACAGAAACTTTTGTAATAGGTGGTGGAGAGCCAGAGAATGTTCGTAGACCAAGACATCCTTTTTATTTAGCACCGACAACCAATTAGAGGTGTAAATGCCTTACATTTTAGTAGAGGACTTTAGGAACGGATTAGACACCAGGCGAATGAACGTAACAGCGACACCTGGATCGCTTGTAACTCTTACTAACGCTCACATAACAAGAGGAGGAGAGATTGAAAAACGTAATGCGTTTGTTGAATTGGCTAATCTTCCATCAAACACCACTGGTCTTGCAGCAGCTGGAGGTCAAATATACGTTTTTGGTAGCGTTGCTGCTTCTTCTGTATCTTTCGCTAGTGGTACACCATCTAATATCAATTATGTAAGGTTACAGCATCCTACTGGGGAATCTCTGACTCAAGTATTGTCTGTTGATTTTTTTAATGGAAAAGTCTATGCGTCTGCACGATTTGCTGATGGTAGAATATACCACTATTACGATGGCACACGGATTACAGATTGGTTCGATGGTCGAGCAAGAAACCAGTTTGCTATAACTGCTGGTACTTTTGGTGGCACAAATGCCACTGGGTCTTTTCAAGTCACTGGTGGTACAAGTGTTTCTGGTAACATTTTACGAAAACTTACAGTTAATAATGTAAATATTATTAATACTATCGTACAGCATACAGGAAGCAATAATACTACGGCTACGGCTGTTGCTAACGCTATAAATTCGTATACATCTACGAGTGGTTTTACTGCTGTTGCGTCTACAAATACAATTACCTTAACTGCTCCTAATCATGGTGTTTCATTTAATGGTCAACAAATAGTTGCTAGTGTTGAGGGTCAATTTACAATCGGTAGTATAAACCATTTTTCTGGTGGAATAGATAATGCTGTCACTGATATTACTGTTGATGGCGTATCAATTATTCAATCACAAGTAATATGGCAAACTTCGAACACCAGTACAGCAAACGCAATAGCTGTTGCCATAAATGATTTTGCCAGTTCTCCAGAATATGAAGCAACGGCTGTCAATCAATATGTGAACATTATATCAAAAACTGAAGGAACATCATTTAACAATAAAGTTGTTGCAATAACTGTATCTGGGAATGTAACTACAGCGTTTCAGCCAACAACGCAAAACTTTTTAGACGGAGGTGCAGATTCAAGTGCTGTATCTACTTACACGCCTGGAAGTTTTATTCGTCCAGTAAAAACAAAAATGTATGCCTTGTCGGACTCATTACTACACTTTTCAAGTGTTAATGATCCGACAGATTGGAACACTGGATCTACTGGTGCTGGATTTATAAACCTCCAAAACCATGCAAGAGGATCAGAGGATCTAAAAGCTATTGCAAACTATTTTTCTAATGTTGCTGTATTAGCTGAACAAGCAATACAGATTTGGTTTGTGGATGCTGACGAAACAAAAAACCAGCAAATACAAGTATTAAATAATACTGGGACAATAGCTCCAGATAGCGTTATTGAATTTGGAGATAACGATGTTTTTTATTTATCTAAGTCTGGAATAAGAAGTTTACGAGCAAGAGATTCATCAAACGCTGCCTTTGTTGGGGACATAGGAAACCCAATTGACGATTTAATTGTTGCAGAAATTACTTCAAATATACTTAATGCTAGAGCTGGAACAGCAATACATGAGCCTAAAGATGGGCGATATTTGCTGGCAATAGGTAGCAAAGTTTATGTTTTCAGCTATTTTCCAAGCTCAAAAGTAAGTGCTTGGTCAATTTATGAACCTGGGTTTACCATTGATAAGTGGGCATTTGATGGATCGCAAATACTTTGTAGAAGTGGCAATAAATTGTTTTCTCTGGGGGGTTCAAATGGAACGACATACGACAATTCAACAGTAACAGTTCAAATGCCGTTTCTTGACGCTGGAAGACCAGCATCTTTCAAGGATTTTTCATCTCTTGATATGACTTGTGAAAACACTTGGAATATATCTATTGCAACAGATCCACAAGACATTACAGCTTTACAAGATGTTGGTACTGTTGCGAATACAACTTATGGTCAAGGAAGAGCAACTATAGTAGGATATTCAACACACATTGCGCCAAGATTAACTTGCACGACTACTGGATCTGCAAAGATTGGTAATCTTGCAATTCATTTTAATGAAAGCGAGTCTGGTTAATGTTTAGAAAAGCAACCCCACAAGACATACATTATGTTGCAATGAATATGAGAGATCGTGATTATGAAGAAATAGTTTGCGTTACATGGGCAGAAGATAAAACGCAATTAGCTACATTTTTAGTTAATGGGTTAATTGAACATGACAATGTTTATTGTTTTTATGCTGATGATCCCATAGCAATTGTATCTTATATACCAATGCGTCCAGGTGTTTGGAACTTAGGAATGTTTGCAACAGATAAAATAAAAAAAGTTGGTGGGTTTCTGACAAAGACAATTATTCGAGATATAATACCAGCATTGGATAATGCAAAAGCGCATAGGGTTGAGTGTCAATCTATAGAGGGATACGAAAGCGTACATAAGTGGTTGGAGTTCATAGGATTGAAAAAAGAAAGAAAAATCTCTGGATACGGAAGAAATAAAGAAAATTTCTA